GCAGAACTATAGGATAAAATTATGAATATTGAATCGGCTAAATATGGTAAAGATTTTGATGGTAACAATTCTTGTATAGTTGCTATGATAGACAGTGTAAAAGTTTTAATTTCACTAGACTCTGACAACAGACACTATCAAGCAATCCAAGAATGGGCAAAGATAGACGGCAACACAATAGAGGATGCAGACTAACATGGAAATGGATGCAATGTTATTCTGGAACATAATCCTAACTATGGTTGTTGTACCATTTGGTTGGGCATTTAACAAGATGTTCCAAGAGGTCAAACGAATACAGATACTCTTGAACAAGACACGTGAAGACTATGCACGTAAGGATGATGTAAAAGATGATATGCACAATCTTATGGATGCACTCAAAAGATTAGAAGATAAGTTGGATAAGATATTGATTGGAAATAGATAATGGCAATATTCAGAGGTTTTAAACCACAGGCAATGCAAAAGATAGCAGGTAGACTTGGCTATACAGGTGCTATGGCTAACTTTGATAGTTACCTTGAACAGAATCCTGATAAAAAAAGAGAGATGATTGTCTTTCAAGAAGCTGCAAAAGAGATGGCTAAAGGTGGTGTTGTACGTAAGTTTCAACAGGGTGGTTTTAATCCATTTCAAGTTGGTACACAAGCAGTTGTATATGGTCCTGATGGACAACAATATGGCAACTCTATGATTGCCGAAAGAGCAGGTGTTACTGATGTCAGTTATACGCAACCTGACCGAAGACCTTTTAATGTTCCTGTAGGTGGTGGTTTAATTGGGCAAATTGGAACACCTGAAAGATTAGCAGGTATGTTGGGTACACAAGAGGGAACTTTGGGACCTATTGTGACTTCACCCGGATTTGACCCTAGGTATGAAGGCAGAAATGCTCAAGATTATGGACAACGTAATCAAATACCTGTGGGTACAGGTGGATTTGGTCAAGAGGGTTTTGATATAGAAAAAGCTAGACAAGTAACTCCTGACCCTAGACTATTAGAGTTAGAGAGAAACTTTAGAGGTGCTGCAACAGCAGATATGTCTACACGACTAAGACCTGATGGTAGCTTGTATGTAGGTTCTAGTTCTATGTTTGGAGATATTTATGGACAGGATGGTTCATATCAACAAACATATCCATCAGGATTAGTAGACCCAAGAGACCCTGAACCAATAACAGTTACTCCACCTGCTCAAGCACCTAGCTCTGATGCAGGTAGTATAGGACAAGTTTCTGCAGATAGATTATTTAATCCAACTTTGCCTACAGGAGCTACTGTTACACCTTTTGGTGTTCCTGTAGAACAAGGTCAAATGATATCACCTGTAACAGGACAAGTGGCAGGAACAGTTTCTGTACCAACTACCATGTCTCAAACTACGATGACAAATCAACCTGCTATTCAACAAGCTAATCTTATGAATGCTCAAGATGTGGCAACTCAAGTAAATTCATCTTTAGACACACTGCAAACTGCTACAACTGTACCTAATGATCCAAGAGCACAAGTATTAGCAGCACAACAAACTGCGTCAAGCGTAGGTAACTTAGCTTCTGCTCAAGGTAATTCTATCTTGATGACTAATCCAATGCAGAGACAAATACAAGCAGGTGAGCTTATTGATTCTGTAGCTAATGCAGATAAAGCATCTAAATTTACAGAGCAGGTTCAAGCAGCGACTGCCTCTCCAACAGACAAGGCAACTGTAGCAGGACAACTAGCTACGTTAACTGCAAACTTTGATGCAACTAATCCCCCTGCATGGGCAGCAGGAGCAATCAGAGGTGTCCAAGCAGTTATGCAACAAAGAGGTTTGGGTGCATCTAGTATTGCAGGACAGGCATTAATTCAGGCAGCTATGGAATCTGCTATACCAATAGCACAAGCAGATGCAAGAACTGTAGCTACATTTGAGACACAAAACTTATCAAATAGACAACAAAGAGCTATGTTATCTGCTCAACAAAGAGCAGCTTTTATAGGTCAAGAGTTTGACCAAGCCTTTCAAGCAAGAGTGCAAAATGCATCTAGAATATCAGATATAGCAAATGTAAACTTCACTGCAGAACAACAGATAGGCTTAGAAAATTCTCGTACTGCAAATACACTAAACTTAAATAACTTATCTAATAGACAAGCATTAGTTATGGCAGAAGCATCTGCTTTAGCTAACTTAGATACTGCTAATTTAAGTATGAGACAACAATCTGCAGTGCAAAATGCTCAAAACTTCTTACAACTAGAAATGGCTAATTTATCTAACAAGCAACAATCCGAGTTGTTTAAAGCACAACAAAGAACACAAGCCTTGTTTACAGATCAGGCAGCAGACAATGCAAGTAGACAGTTTAATGCTTCTAGTCAGAATCAAGTGGATCAGTTCTTTGCTAATCTTGGAACACAAGTTGGACAGTTTAATGCTACACAAGCTAATGCACAGGCACAGTTTAATGCAGGACAGGCTAACACTGTAGAAAGATTTAATGCAGAACTTAATAATCAAAGAGATCAGTTCAATGCTCAAAATCAATTAGTTATAGGGCAGAGTAACGCACAGTGGAGAAGACAGATAGCTACTGCAGATACTGCAGCAGTTAATCGTGCAAACGAGTTAAATGCTAACTCTCTTCTTGGTATATCAAAAGAAGCCTATGACAATCTTTGGACATATTATGCAGATACAATGGAATGGGCATGGACAAGTGCAGAGAGTGAATTAGATAGAATCAATAAACTAGCTACTTCTAACATACAAGCAGATTCACTGAAAGAGGCTAGACGAATGGAAGCAGACGCAAAGGCAGCTTCAGGTCTTGGAGGTATGGTAGGAACAATATTGACTGCAGGTAAAGATTCTTTAATTGGAGGATGGTTTAGCTAATGGCTAATTATATAGAGAATAATCGTAAAACTTGGTTTACTCTTAATGAAGAGTTAAAAAGAATGGGTAATAAACCTGTAGCTAATAATAAAAAAAGTTTACTTCAAAGAAAAGAAAAAGACACATCAAGTGATATGTTAAGTACAAAGCAGTATATGTTAACAATAAGAAATGCTTTCAAAAGAAACATGGAAGCAGAAAACGAGGTATAACAATGTCAGTAGAATTAGAGCCTGAATTAGATGCTCCTATTCCCGGAATGTCACTAACGCATGAACTAGGTGCTAGACCTTGGCAAACTCCCCCTGAAATGTCTACAGTTGAAGATGCTATAGATTTCTATATACCTAGAATAGGTAATCCTAAAACTATAAATCAAGTATTAGGTTTGCTTGAGAGTGGCACACCCTTAACTAATATAGCAGAGACAATGACTTTGGTAGGGACTATGGAAGGAAAGCACACTGTTGATATAGCAGTTTTAATGAATCCAATAATAGTAGAGTATCTGAAAGGTATTGGTGATATTACACAAACTCCGTATAACTTAGAAAGAGATGAAATGGACATAGAGGCAAGTCCTGTGGTGGCAGAAAGAGCACTAGAATCTTTAAAAGGAGACAATAAAGTTACACAAGAACAACAAACAGAGATAACTGATTTATCTGAAAATATTTTACAAGAAGAGAAAAAAGGTTTAATGTCTAGACCTAAAAGCGAAGAGGAAGAATTATAATGGGATTAAGTGCATTTCAATCATTAGCTATAGGAGTGGGTAAAGCTGCAGAGGTTATACGTTCATCTGATATTAGAAAATCAAAAGAGTATAATGATGCATTTAATAACTTTATTGACAATAATGTTGGTGCTTTAAAAAAAGCTAGTGCCAAACAAAAATTATTAGAAGGCAGGATGAAGAAAGACATATCTCAAATTATAAATACTTATTTAACAGATAGACCTAATTTAAGTGAAAATGCTAAATATGAAATAGCTAATACTATATATGCTAGTCATGGATATAAAATAGATAATGTTAATAAAGATGCTGAAGGCAGATTGCAAAATTATTTAACAGCTAACCCAACAAAAGCAACATCAGATTTTGATTATGTAGATGCATATATAACTAATGCAAAAACTATTGAATCAGAAAGAACATTAGATCAAATTGCAAAGAAAAATGCTCAAGAAATATCTCCTATGCCTGTCCTTGATTTAAAAGCAAAAGCTGCAGGTCTTGGTAGATATAAAGAAAGTGCTTTCTTTTCACCTGATACAGGTAAAATTGAACAAGACTTGTTATCTGCAACAGGTTATAAACCTGATGAGGTTTTACCTGAAGGACCTACTGTTGAAACTGCAGGTCCTGTGGCAGATGAAATGAATTTACTAAGAGCAGGTAATTTAAGGCAAAGTGCTAAAAATACTTTATTACAAAGAGAGAAGCTAGTAAGGCAATTAGAAACAGGAGAGTTTGATACAAATCAAATAAATAAATTGTACAACTTTCAATTAGGCTTGGCATACAACGCACAAGGATTAAAGGTGGGACAGGATGCAGAAGGTACTTTAAAACCAAATGAGTTTGGTCCTAGAACTGAGAATGCTCAAAAAGATTCGTTTGAATTTTTAATTAACAGAATAATAAATGCTAAAAAACCTGTAAAAGGGGTTGCTTATATATCCAGTCAACAAGTTAGAAATGATTTAGGTGCTATAGGTAAAAATATTCCAGTAGCTGCCACGATAGGTCAAGAAAAGAAAGGTGGGGGTGTTTTTGAATTGAAGGATAGAATTGTAGGTAGGATATATCAAAATAAAGATGACAATAAAAATTATATATACTTAGGACTGGGAATACCTGATATAATATTAGGATAATAGGTGAAATAATGGATAGAGAAACACTACTCAAAGAAGAACAATCACTTATACCTTCTCCTAGTTTTAACATGCTACAAGGTAAAAGGGAAAAAGAAAGTTTACTTTTAAAATCCCCTAGTTTAAGTATAAGCGAAGAAAAAAGAAAAGAAGAACAATTTTTCCCAAAAACTGTGGACACAACTCCTAGTGTCGTTACTCCTATTGATGCAGTTCCCCCAAAAAAAATAAGTAAAAAAGAATTAATAAATGACGAACAATACTATAGTGATGTCTTACAGTACAGAGAAGATAGATTTGGTACTGACAAAAAAGAAGGCACTAATAATCTATTATTTGGTTTTATAAAGGGTGAATTAAATCAAGAGAACCTAGTAGATGACTTTTTAGATCATTATAGATTCATGACAGGTAATGAAATAGATGCTGTACAAGAATTAGATTGGTTAAAGGGTTTAAAAAAGAAAGAAGAATTAGCCTTACAAAATGCTAAAAATGCAACAGTTCCAAATGAAGAGACACGATATTTAGACGAGGCAAAAAAGTTTTCTGACATGAGAAAAAGAGCAGCTAGAATCTACTCAAAGACCTTACAATTAGGAGATTTAACTGATGCAAAAAGATATGAAGGTATGTCCGTATATGAAAAAGTAGCAGATGTAGTTGATACTGTTGGTGGGCATATATCGGCAGGTATATCATCTCCTTTGACAATAGTCTCTGTAGGTGCAGGTAAAAAGGTTGCCACAGAATTAGCTAAGAGGACAGGAATAGGCACTATATCTCAAGTGCTAATAGCTGCTGCGACAACTGCTCCTATAGATGCTACTCAAGCAGGGGTGGTAGATGTTCTTATTCAAGGCTCTGAAATAGAGATGGGACTAAGAAAAGAATATGATGTTAAAAGAACTGCAACAGTTTCAGGTGTATCAGGAGTGATATCAGGAACTTTATCAGGTGCAGGGCAAAGATTGTCGCTACGAAAAGGTTCAGGACTAAGTGAAGAGAGTATAGAGACTGCAGTTAAAAAGGTAAAAGCAGAACAACAAAAAGTTGCCCAAAGAAAGATAAAAGAGATTGGCGATCAGTCAAAAGAGTTCTCTGATAGCTTTGCAAAAGATGTAGAAAAGACTTTTGGTAAAAAAGCAGTTGTTAAGGATTCTAAGGGTAAAGTTGTTAATATTAATGAAGATGTTATTAAACAAGCAGGTAGAGAAAAAATAGAGGCTTTAGATGCTAGTTTATTAAAAGAAAAACAACAACCCATAGATATACTTGAACCTGCTTTAGACTTTAATACATTTCAAAGAGTTTTAGCAGGTGTATCTGAAATGTTTGTGGATGGTAAAAAAAGAATAGATGACTTCATAGACATGGATAAAGCAGGTGTTATGCAAACCATTGGTAAAGAAGATTTTGTAACAACTGCTAGAGCATCTTTAACAAATGCATTAAGACCTTTAGGTAAAGATGAAATGATTAGCTCTAGAGTATTTGAGCTTTTAATGAATGACTACGTTAAAAAAGATGAGCTTTACACAATCTTAGCTAAGTATGGTGTTACTCACAAAGATTTTTCTGCAATGATGTTGTCACACATAAGCAGAGCAGGACAAACACTTGCCGAAGTTTCCAAATTACCTAGAAATTTAGCTAGGGGTAATAAGATAAAAACTGCAGATGAAATTGATGAAGACTTATCTAATACTGTAACATCAAACTCTTACAATAATTTATACTATAAACTTGAAAATATACGTAGAGGTACATTAGTTTCAGGTGTAGCCACTGCAGTAAGAAATGGTTTAGCACAATTTCCAAGAGCAGGTATTGATACACTTGGTTACTTATTTGAAACAGCATTTAATCCAAGCAAAAGAAAAGGTATGAAGGCAACATTTGCTCACTTAAATTATACTTTTGTAAACACAGGTGATTCTGTAGCCATATCCAATGCTATATTAAAAAACTTTGATACTCAAACTAGAAGAATGTGGAATCAGTATAGTGAGGTGGGACACAGATTGAGAAAGAAGAACCCTAATCAACATGCTATATCTAATGTGGATGTTAAGAAAAAAACAAAAGCACCAAAGGGATTAGATATACAAAAAGAAAGATTTAGTGTTCTTGATAAGTGGGAAAATTTAATACATACCTTTAATGTGTTTAATAGATTTCAAGAGTCCGTATTTAGAAGAGGTGCATTTACTGCATCTATTCATAGACAAATGGCAGAAAAGGGAGAAGACTTAGTACAAAGAATGGAAGATGGAACTTTCATGAGGTACTTAGATGAAGATATAGTAAAAAAAGGAGTGGATGATGCTTTAGATTTTACTTTTGCTTCTAATCCTGAGTTTCCTATATTTAAAAAGTTAAATACTCTAATCACTCAATATGGTACATTAGCAATACCCTTCCCTAGATTTATGTTTAAAGCTATGGAAATGACGTATAACTATAGTCCTGTAGGATTAGGACATGCTTTGTTAAAAACTGTATCAAGAAAAGCTACAGGAAAAGGTTTTACTAAGGCAGAAAGAGATAGGGAAATAAAAAGAGTAGCTACTGCTTTTTCCTCTGCTCCTTTAATATATTTAGGCTACATGCTACGTGACCCTGAAAATGGTGTTGCAGGTACTGATTGGTATAAGATTCAAGATGGTAAAGGTAATGAAATAGACACTAGAGTGTATGGTCCTATAATAACACCTTATCTTTTACTAGGTGAATATTTTCACAGAATGGATGGAGAGGGTAGAAGTTTTGCTTTCAAAGACTTTTTAGAGGGTGTATCAGGTGCTAACTTTAGAAACATAAGGTCTTTTGACAAAACAATAGCAGAACTTATTGACTCTTTGCAGGGAGAAGAATTTTCTGATGTTAATAATTATCTTGCTGCTTTTGGAAAAACTATAGGAGAAGCAGTAACAGGATACGGACAATTTCTTTTACAATTTGGTGATTTTAGATTTGATTCAGATAGAAGAAGAGATTATAAAGAAAATCCGATATATGATGATGGTATGGATGCTTTCTTAAAAGAATTAACTTTACCCTTTAAAAGAAGAATAGATGCTTTTACAGATGATCCCACAAAGCCTTTTGCAAGAGACCCTAGGGTAACAGATATACCTGAAAGAGTTTTACCTTTTATGAAAGTATTATTTGGTGCTACATTAAACAGAACACCACCTGACTACATATTAGAGTTGGGTCTAATGGGATTTGATTATCAATCTTTTATGGCTAAAACACCAATGGCAGATATAAATAGATTAGCAAATAAAAAGACTGCAGAGCTTCTGCAAGAAGAAATGGCAATGTATTTAGATAAATTAAAAGCAAATCCTGACTTTCAAACTGTTCAAGAAGATGGAACTATGAAATATGATAGGAGTAAAGCTAGAGGTAATATAGATTCTTATATAAAAAGTATAAAGAAACAATCTCTAGCAGAAGCTAAAGCAAACTTAGGTGATATGACCACATTAGAGGGTTTATTGTTGCGATACAGAGGTATAAATCCTGATGCTAGAATATCTGCAGAAAAACTATTTACAGATATAAAAGCAAAAAGGTTAATGAAAAGATATTCAAGCACTTTTCCTATGACAAAAGAAGACCTTGAGCCTGATTTTAGTAATTATGATGACTTATTTGATTTATATAATATAGCTAGAAACGCAAGTAGTATGGGTGACAAGCTACGAAAGTTGTCCCCATCAAAGCAGAGAAAATTACTAACCACTAAATAAAGAACGCATGATACCCATAGCTAGTGAAGCACAGGCTACCCCATTCACTGTGAGCAATGCTCTATCATGCCATAGGTATGCCATACCTGTTAATAGTCCTGTGCCTATGCAGGATGCAATCAAATCATAAAAAGGTAACACACCTGCAGACCTGCAGATGATACCTGACATAATCAAGAGTGACCCTGACCATTTCAGATACCATGACAAATCATGTACAGGTGTAACTTTATTAACGAGTGTCTCCTGAACCTTGTAATGTTCCTCTTTGTTTTCTGTCATTAAGTTTCTCCAAGTTACCTTCCATTATCTTCCCAAGACTAACATCTATCTCTGATGCTAACATAGCACAATACCATAGTACATCTCCTATTTCAGATGCTAGGTCGTACTGTGTACCATCACGTATTAGTTTCTTAGCCTTACCTGCTACTTCTCCTGCTTCACTTACAAGTCCCAATACAAGATAAGGCAACGCATCTTTTTTGGGGTAGATTGCAGTTGCCTTTGCTTTTCGTTGGTACTCGTCTGCAGTAATCATACTTTTATTATGCAACTGCATGAACTTCTTGGCTTCTTCTTCTAGCTTCTTCACGTTTCACCCTTTCCAAGTTTTTAAAGTAGGCAAAGTTATAACCTCTCTGCCATTCCCTATGTTGCATTGTATTTGGGTTGTAGGGACTTACTGTAGCTATTATTTTATTTTTCTTAATAGTCTGTACATACTGCTTACCTTTAAAAGCATTTGCACCACGTTCAAACTGAATGCGTAGTGGTGCATCATACTTACTTAGATTTGGATTCCTTTTTTTCTTCTGTCTCATTAGATTGTCTCCTTTCTAAATATTTAATTATCATTGATAGTCTGTCATCATACTTACCAATCTCTGCAATCTCTTTATCTATAGATGCTAAGATATCAGAGTGTTCTCCTATTCCTACAGACTTGCTTAAATATATCTCTACGTTAGCTATGTGCTTATTTATCAAGCCTACATAGTAAGACTTAGAGGCATTTAATATCATATCTCTCATTTATTTTCTCCTTAATTATGTTGCTTCAATATCAACAACTTCACACACACCTGCAGTACAGGCTAGTTCTTTACTACCACTAGTAGTATCTTCTTTCTCAAAGTCTTGCAACTTGCTCCAATCTATAGCAGTTGGCATAGCTTTTGTCAAGTTATTGTATGCTTCTTTATCTATATCTTGGTAAGGTGCTTGTTTATACGTATGTTCACTAAAAGGTAAAAAGGATATACCTGATACCTCATCAAAGTTATCATACACCCATGATCCTACTCTCATCCATTCATGTTCTTTGACAGATACAGTGACTGAAGGTTTATGTTCACACCAATGTCTTTGAAACACTAGCCAATAATCTAACTGCTCTATGGCAGTCATTTCAGTTCTAGTGATAGCACCTGATGGTGACTTCATAGGAAAGCTAAACACAGTTGTGCTATCAGGTTTCATGACATCAGGTTCTGCAGGAATACCACTCTCTTTCATAAACTGTGTTAGTGGGTCTTTGTTATCTCCACGTACAGTTCTGATATAGTATGGGTTATGCCTTGCATGTATACCTGATGCACTGTCAACTAATTGACTAACTGTACCACTTGGTTTGACACATGTTATAGCAGTTGACTGAGGTATGCCTAAATCTTTAGCAATCTTCTTGTTAGTCTCTACTGCAACCTTCTTTAGTTGCTCAAGAACACCTTCAAGATTACCACTATCAGGTGATAAGATTGGACAATCAAGTATACCTGTTAATGATACACCTAACAGTCTCTCTTCTTCAGTGTTGTCTTTCCATACTTTACGTAGATATTTAAATCTAGTCAACGTAGATTGGAATGTCCCTAATATTGTAGACAGTCTAACCTTTTCTTTCAGTGACTCTAAATCATCTGTTTCTCTACACACAACTTCTGTTAAGTTACAAAACTGATAAGGTCTGAGGATAATCTCACTACAAGGATTACACCCAAAGTAATAATCAGGATTACGTCTACCATTCTCTTCTACTTTCCATTTAGCAGACTGACGATTAAATATACCACGTTCACCTGACTTTGATTCATACAAAGCAGTCCACTCTCTCATAAAAGTACCCATATCAGGTCTACCTTTAAATGCTACAGAGTTATTAGCTAATGCTCTTTGACCTTCATTCTCCCACCATTGACCTGACTTAGCATGTCTCATTTGGTCATCTCCTAAGTTAGACAGAGATATTAGAGCAGAACGTCTGACACCACCCACAACTACAACTTCACCAATCTTACACATAATATCGTGGCACTCAATAGGATATAACTTTCTACCTTTAGCACCTTGAAACTTCTGTATGCAGAACTGAAATAATTCAATTAGAGGTGCAGGTCCTGATGCTCTACCACCAAAAGTTTTTAGTCTAGCACCTGATGGTCGTACCTCTGATGTGTCCCAAGTTGGGACTTGTCCTACATATAACATAGCTATAAGTTCTCTCAATGCTTTTGCCCAACCTTGTCTGCTATCTTCTACTTTTATTATAGTAGTGCTATTCTCAAAGTGTTCATTAACAATAGGTAACTTGTCTACATTCTCACGTTCAACAGAGAAGCCAACACCTGTGCCACACATAAGTATATACATACATTCATCAAAGCTACGAGGACTATCAACAGGTATGTAACTACAGTTATAACCTGCAACATGACACCTGTCTAATGCTATACCTGATGTCATCAATGCTCTCATGCTAGGCATGATACCCAAGGACATGATAGCATTAGATAGTTTTTCTTTTAATGCTTTAGTAATAATGTAATGATGATTATCCACTAGATGTGTTTCCATATAACTAAAATATCTGTCAACAGTCTCACCCCATGTCTCTCTTCTTTGATCGTCTTCTCTCCATCTTGCATATCTAGATAGTGCAATAAAGTTTTGATAATCTGTTGGTAAATAGTTTTGTAACATTTATATCTCCTCGCTAACTGTTCTCATGCTCTTTATCTTTAGTCCTGATAAGTCATGTATGTAATCATGCATATGATCTTGTATCTCTTGGTCAACCCTACCATCTGCAGGTACTTGATACTCTTCAGGGTCAACCTCTATTGTTATCATCATTTTAACTCTTATCTTCATCTTCAACAACATTAATTAATTCATTGAGATACCATTGTGCTTTCTTTAAATCTTCTGCACCATTCTTGTACCTGTATCTCCAAAGGTACTTCATAATATTACCTTGTAGATAATACTCAAATCCTGTATCAGTCATAGCTTTAATGGCATCTATGGTTTCTATACCTGCTTTATTATAATGTGGTGGATGATTAACCATATCCATAGTTTGTTTATGATCTGATTGTTCTTGTGCCTGTTTTGCTTTCATTCTCATGTACTCCATATGTCTTAACATTTGTTATCCGTACTACGGACTATTTCTCGTTTAAAATTAACTTTTATCACGTTTTCATCTATACTGTCAATAGGCAGTGGTGTATTGATCTCTTCATTTTCAGGTGTGTTTAAAAAGTTATATATAACATCTTTAATAGTGTGGTTCTCTTCCATCATAGTTATACTTGCACATGTCATTTGGCACAACTGCTCTAAAGCATAAAAACTATCGTCATCTATATTGGACTTTCTAACTTGTATAGCTAATTGATATCTACCATCCCAATGACCTTTATCATCAATGCTAGGTATTATCTCTACAAAAAAATGGTTGCCTTTGTTATCATAATGTTTCATTATTATCTCCTTACTTTTTTGCCAACAAACTTTATGAATGTTGGATGTTTGTTTTTTCCTTTTTCTTTAAGCCAATCTTCAGGTATTATTCTGTCGTAATATCTAAAATTATATTTAATACACCATTGACTATAAGAAGTTTTAGAACCTTTATATAACTTAACTCTACTATTTGTAAACACAAATCTAATATCTAACTTGGGGTGTTGTTTTTTTATAGCTAAATGTTTTCTTCTATCTACTGCTAAAAATCTACCCTTTGTTTCTATTATTATACCATTCTTTAGTATGAAGTCAGGGGTATAGGTGCGATATGCTAAATCTTCCCATTCAATCTTGATAGACTCGTACTGATAATCATACCTAATCGTATCAAGAGCCATAGAAATCTTATGTTCTAAACCACTCCTATACCCATACTTTATGGCTTCTCTACGTACCTTGTGAGGGGACACTAGAGAAAGGTTCTCCATCCTGTAAATGGATTCCATTCAGAGTAAGACGAGTTAGTATTGTAGTTATAACCCAATGCTTTTAACTCTTCTTTCACTGCTTCGTCTGCCATCTTCTTCGCTTCCATAGCTTCTTTTAAACCTTTCGTTTTCATTTCACGATAGGCTTTCTTAGCTTCTGCTAATTCTTTTTCCATGTTTTCAATATTAGCTTTTAGCTCATCTATGTTTTTATTTGACATTACTTTATACTCCATATCTTTTTTGCTTCTTCTTTCATCTTACCATACCACATCCATGAGTCAAGGTTAGGATAAACAAAAGAAGCTAACTCATGCTTATCATCACTGATAGACAAAAACTTCTGTATACTGTAAGCAACCTTTTCAAGTTGCTTTTTATAAGAAGTCAAACTTTTAAGTGGGAACTTCTTATGCTCTTTAGGTGTTGCAAAAAATAAGTCCACACTATTCTTGGGATATGCCATAGAATAAAATGCCATCTGTCTTTTCTGTGCTTCTGTTGGTTGTGATGGCATCCTAGTTGTAGTCTTTAAGTCTACTATTTTATCTTTGAATCTAAAGTCTATATATCCCATAATAGGCACAGGTAAGTCTTCTATTTGTACCTCAACCTTTTCTTGATAGTCTTCTAATCCTTCATAGTCAAAGTAAGTATCTATTACATTGCCAAAGTTTTTTAACAAACTTCTTTCTTTGTCTGTCTTTTTATCTCCTAAGTCAATCATAGATTCAGTACACAATGTCATGAACTTCATATCTAACATGTTATAGTCAAACTTACCTTCTTTATATTTATTAGCAAGTACATACTCTGATGCAATACCTCGTACTGCACCTGCACCACTAGATGATTTTACCTTAAACAAATACCTAGCAACCCACATAGGTGGGTCACTTATATATGTATTTATACTACTAGGCGAAAGGTAATTAATGCCATGTGCTTTGAAAGCATTGTTACTTAGCATTTTCATCTAACTCTACATCAATAAAGTCCTCTACAGTTTCCATATCTTCTTCTGATATATCATCCTGCTTCTGTGAAACTCTATCATCCCATTTAGATATGATACTATCGTTGTATGCTTTAACAAAGTCAAGGAAATCACCAAACACTTTATGATCTGCATCTGTTATCTCTACCTTGTTAGATGTGTCTAGTTGAACTATTGGTGTATAAAAGCTACCACCATTATTTAGTTTATTCTCCTTAGTACCATCTAACTTAATGACATGTTGCAGAGGAAGTGCTTCCATCTTAGCAAACTTAGAGAACACATCTCCTATAGATTTATAGGCATCTCTGTTGTCTATCTCCCATATTACAGGAAACTCAGGCACATCTTGTATCTCATCCCCATCAAGACCTTTAACAGGATCAATCATTTTAACAAGACCAAAAACTGCTCTGTTTCTCTTTATCTCTTTGATTAACCTTTTAGTCTCTTCAGGTAATGCCTGAAAGTCTTTTACATACCCTGTTGGCTTACCACAGTTAAATGTACCATCGTCATCCTTTAAATCTATGTTTAAAGTATCTGACATTATAGTCTTGATGTATGTACCCTGCTTTTCTCCTTCTTTAGCATTATGATTCTTTCTATACTTCTTATATAAGAATCTCTGCAAAAAAGGTCTGAACTCAACCTTCTCTGAAAAATAAAAAACACTAGGCTCTTTACTGCGATCTTCTAATCTGTAAAAGCCACCTTCAACAACTTCCATCTTAACAGATTTACCTTTGGACTCACCCATACCCATTGTAGGATTGTGCCATATTCTAAACCTATTTAAGACATTAGTCTTCTTCTCACCACTACTTGTAGGCAGTCCCATTGCCTTTGCCATAGTAGCATAATTATCTGTATTTATTGTAACTAAATCTGTCATTTTAAATTTACTCCTTTCAAAAGAATCATAGTTATATCACGATACATCTTTAGTGTCAAGCCAATTACTTCCCATCTTTGCTTCAAGTAAAAGGGGTACATTAAAATCTATACCAAACTCTAAATTAATTATATTATTCAATGACTTATTGGTGTCACGTATAACATCTAAAACTGTATTTTGCTCATCAGGATGAACATCAATTACAATAGAATCATGTACTGTATTTACCACACATGACCTATGCTTGTCAAGCTCCTTTGCAATATGCATCAGTATCACAGGAACTATATCTGCAGTTGCAAAACTCTGCACAGGATAGTTCTTTATCTGTGTAAAGTATGACACTGAGCCATTTCTTCTCCTCTCCACTTCAGGGAATGAAAACTGTCTGCCTGATGGTGTAGTTATCATACCTGTATTCAGAGCTTCTTTAGCCAATTTGGTGTGCCAAAATGAGACTCCTTTGTATTTTTGTGTGAAGTGTTTATAATATGTAGCTTGAGCAGGTGTCCTGCCAAATCCTGTTGCTCCGTACAAGGGTGCAAACGTATGTGCTTTTGCCTCTTGGCGAGAAGTCTTTTCCCCTGCATCACTAATAACACTAGCAGTATAGCTATGCACATCAAATCCATCATCTATCTCCTTCATTGCTATTTTATCTTGCGACAAGTAAGCTGCAGTTCTAAACTCTAACTGTGCAAAGTCTGCTTCTAAAATCTTGCCATTATCCCAACGTGAAACAAATACCTTCTTAACAGGGAACGTGCCACCTCTAGGCATGTTCTGCATGTTTGGGTCTGCTCCACTAAATCTACCTGTAGATGTTCTATGTTGTAGTAATCTAACATGAAGCATCCCATCAGGTTTAACGTATGCATTTATACCTTCAACAAAAGAAGATAAGTAAGTATCTAATGCAGACAGTCTTTGCAAATCAGTTAAGAAGTTTACTGCATCTTGCATTTTGTTTCTCTTAGCTACAGTTGCTAACGTATCTAAGTAAGTTTTATTAATAGTAAATCCATTAGCACTAACCCATTTAGAAGATGGTGCAGAGAACTTTAATCCTGCTATCTGTTTGGTTGGTATAAAGTTATACCCCAATGCATCGCAACTAACACACCTACTAGGATTGGCATAAGGTTTACCATCTTTCTTTATCTTTCTAATAAAACCTTCTCCAAAGCACTCTCTACATTTAACTGCATTTGTTTTGTATATTAATGTTGAATTACTTTTTACTGTATCTTTGTAACTACTATCATCCATATATTTAGAGAAGCTATTCGCCCACATAGCTTTGTCTTTAGGTTTTCTACTATATATAACCCAAGACATTTGTTCAGGACTATTTAAATTAATAGGTGTGTCACCCATAAGGTATTGTACTTGTTGCTTCAGTCTTTTCTCTACATCATGCTTTTCTTTCTCAAACTCTGTCCTAACTTGATCTAGTGCTTCCTTGTCTACCTTGAAACCATTTTTATATATCTTGGCGAGTGTAACACAAACTTTGTTAGTCAACATAACAGAATTAAGTAAACTGCCATACTCTTCTGTATTTAGTTTCTTATATATAGTATCTGCTAATTGTTGAGTTGCATGTAAGTCTGCAGACAAATAGTATGATAACTCTTCTGCAGGTATTTGATCTGTATTGTAACCTTTAGCAAAGTAATCTTTTAATGTGTCTTCTTTCTTAGTATCTAGGTCGTAACGTATTGCACAGTCTTTCAAGTGCAAAGGTTCTTTGATGCCTCGTTGCAAAATGTATTCTCCAAGCATGGTATCAAAGACAGGACCATCATACTTGAAGCCACACTCCCATATCCACATTAAGTCATATGCTATGTTATGTCCTATAAGTATAGTAGCTTGGTCAAGCAACTCCTGCACACCATCAAACTTGTCTCTAAACAGATATTCTTTACCTTGATCTGTCAAGCAACCAACCATAACTAATCTATTGTTAGGTTCAAATGGGTCAAGATGTAGTTTGCCATCTCTCTTTGTTGTTGTATTTTCTACGTCAAGTGTTAGTTTCATTTATTCTTTCCTTATGTTTTTTTAAATATATAACTGCTCTTTCTATGATTGTCAAGTTATCAGAGAAGCCACCCAAACCTGTATTGCATTTGTGACATACCCAACCTCTAAATGTGTTGGTATCGTGGCAATGATCTAGCACCCAATTCTGTAATCTAGTCTGACCATGTTTACCTAACTCTTCTAATGTTCTATCACATATAGCACATGAATAATCTTTATCAGGATAGGCATTCTCTTTACGTAACTTATTTAATATCTCCTTGTGTCCCTTCCTACATGATCTACAGGTTCGCTTTATCTCACCTGCTTTCATGACAGAGTAATGGGTTATAGGTTGTCGTATACCACACTTAATACAGACAACACCATCAACGATTGGGTTCTCTTTCTGTGGTAACTCTTTAAATAAAGTAAATTGTGTCATACCTCGTATCTACCTATCTTATAATTCAAATTACAATGGACAACACCATGCCATCCTGTAAGTTTATTCTTTACCACATTAAGATGTCTTTGTAAATCTTCTTCTGTTTCTTCTTGTCGTGGTGGATTCTTGGCAATCAATATCATCAAGTCTGCTTCTGCTGCCTTACCTGTACGACTACCTTCCATCATACTCTGATTAAGCAACACCTTACCTTCTGCATCTGCAGATAGTTGCGACATGTAAAAGACTGCACACTTATGTTCTTTGGCAATCATACGAGCATGAACTGCATTGGCTTTGAGTGCTTCATCTGTACGTGCAAAGCCACCTGTCCTTGCGAACTTATCTCCCATGTCAAGTACAACGATATCAGGTTGATATGTTTTACATACACTCTCCACCCAAGACATGTCACGACCTGTGGCATCTTTAATCTTAATGTTATCTTTGACAGGTGCATACAAGTCACGTGCTTTGCTTGGATTCTGCTTTATCTCTCGCATAGTCATACCTGTTGATGCAGTAAGATATCTAGCACCAACTCTGTGACTACCCTCTTCATTACATAGGATGATGCAACTTGCACCTTGTCGTGCCAAGCCATCAGGACCTGCTATAATACTAGAGTGAAAGCTAGTCTTACCTGTATTAGGTCTAGCACCTATCTCTATGAGATGTCCTGCATTGATGCC